TAGAAGATATTTTTAACACAAACGAATTTAAATCACTCCCATTTTGGAATAGAGTTTGGATTCGTATCAAGGTTGCATTTATTCAAATAATCTCAATGCATTAATTATGAAAAATTGGACCTCAGTCAGAGCAGTATATCTACTTATGTCATTAGTATTACTTGCTGGCTTGTTATTAGATAATTGGTATGTAGTAATGTTTGTTATTGCTATGTTAAATGTAGGAGTATGGACTAAGTTCTGTCCTTCTAAATGGCTATTTGAAAAACTAGGATTACGCAAATCAGACCTATAAAAATTTTTAGTGAATAAGTTTGCGAAAATATGTTTAGGCATAGCTGGTGCTATCATACTTACCTTCTTTGCAGTACAAACTTGTATTGTATTTAGATGGTGTGAACCTTCCTACTTTCTTGCTGAATTTGGATATGGTTGTGTTATTGCATTTATACCACCCTTTACATATGTGGTATATGATTTTATTCGTAATACTAAATCAAAAGAAGCAAAGGCCGACTTACAATTAGCTGCTATTGAAAAATCTAATATGGTTGTAGAATTAGATATGGATGGATATGTCCTATCATCAAATCCAAAGTTTCGTAATGTAATGGGTTATACTCAAAACGAACTAAAAACCAAACAACATAGATTACTAGTATCCCCCGAATATGCTAAAAGCTCGGAATATGTTGAATTTTGGAAAAAGTTAAAATCAGGTCAAAGTGTTAGTGGTGAATTTCAAAGAATTGGAAAAGGAGGAAAAGAAGTTTGGTTGTTTGGAACATATACTCCTATACAAAATTCCCAAGGAAAATATGTTAAGGTTTTAAAAATAGCCCAAGACATAACTCTCCAACATGAATCTGAAATAATAGTTAATCAGAAAAATTCTTATTTAGAGCACGCCGCAAAAATTCTTAGACATGATATGCATAGTGGTATTAACACCTATATGCCAAGAGGATTATCTTCTTTAAGAAGAAGATTATCTGATGAAAAAGTAAAAGAGTTAAAAATTGATGCTCCACTTAAAATGTTAGAAGAGGGATTAAAACATACTCAAAAAGTCTACTCAGGTGTAAAAGAATTTACAAACTTAGTAAAGGAAGATGTACAATTAGATAAAAAACCACATAACCTAAAAGAAATACTCTCAGATTATTTATCATCTACATCATATACAAAACAAGTTATTATTGATCGTTTACCTACAATTGATGTAAATGAACCTTTATTTTGTACTGCTATCGATAATTTAATTCGTAACGGATTAAAATATAATGATAGTTCTACTAAATCTGTAAAGATTTTTATGGAGAATGATAGTACCTTAGTTGTTCAAGACAACGGAAGAGGTATAACTCAACAAGAATTTATTGAATTATCTAAACCTTATACTAGGAAAGAAAATCAAAAAGAAAGTGGCTCCGGATTAGGACTAAACATATGTATAGCCATACTACGTGAACACGGATTTAGTATAACAGCAGAAAAAATCACCCCCGGTACAAAATTAAAAATCAAAATAAAATAAACAAGATGATAAACTCAATCATGTTGATAGATGATGAAGATCTATTCCACTTGGTATTTGAAGATGCATGTAGTATCTTAGACATAACACTTTCTTTAGAAGCATTAAACTCTTCTGATGAAGCCGATAAACTATTTAAAGCATGGTTCCCAGATGACCCAAACCACGAACGCCCTGAATGTGTTTTTGTTGATTTAAATATCATAGGTTCATCATTTAATGGAATAGAAATGGTTGATAAAATCAATCACGAATATGGAAATGGATGTGTAATTGGTATCATCTCCTCCTCAGATGATCATCAAGAAATTGAAAAAGCTAAAAAAGCAGGCGCCCAATTCTGGATTATTAAATCAGATGATATCGAACCCCGTTTAGAAGAATTTAGAAATGATTATGATGGGTATGTAAATAAAACAAACCCATTTAAAATATACAAATAATGGTTGAAGTAACAGAACATACTAGAAATGTTCTACTAGAGGTTGCAAAAAAAAGAAAAATCTATGTAGAAGGTAGTTTCCTTAAAATTCTTAAAGCCCCAAAAGGTGATAAAGAATTTGAGGACTACCTTGCATTATGTAAAGAAAAAGATATTGCTGTTCGTAAAAAACGATTAGAAGTAACTAAACAAGTCCAATCCCAAAATAAAGATTTAGTTGCTAAACAAGAAGAAAATGATTCTTTAATGAAGGATCTTCAAATTGCATTAGAAGAAGCTAAATTATCTGAACAAGAAGCTGATAAAGCTAGAGCTGAAGCTGAAAAATTAAGAGACGATGCTGTAGAAGATTTAGAACTAATGCAAAAGAAAACTCAATTTGAGTTAATTAGTACGATTGTAAAAGTTGCACTTTATGTAATTATAGGGGTAGGTATACTTACAACTGTTATGTATGGATTGGCATTATTTTCGGGTACTGATACACAAATCATAGGTTCCACTTGGTCAAATATGTTTGGTATTCTCCTCACTAACGCATTCTCAATTGTTGGTACTATTATGGGAGTTAAATACGCAACCGAAAAAGACTAAAGATGAGCCCCTCTATTATAGACAATATTAGCACAGAAGTTTACTATGATGTATTGTCTATTCCATTTGATAAAGATATAGATCAACCTTATCAAATTACACATACTGTTGATTTTAAATCATTAAAAGAGGATACCCAAAATATATTACTTAACCTACCCATCGTTCAGTTTACAGGTGACTTTAAAGCAGGTGGTTTAGACTCTAAGCAGCGTCTATATTTAATGAGCAGTATGAATGATATATTTTTTATAGATACTCTTAAAACAAATTATGCTAAATGTGTAACAAGGCTTATTAACGTTCCTGATTTAAGTGGTAAAGAAGTTATCGAAAGAACTGATGAACATAAAAGTATCAAACAAATTAAAAAATCCGAAAGCTACAGTGTTACCTATAATGAAATCGAGTATATAATAGAAATAACAGAAGAAAACACAGGTACCTTTACTAGTATTACATATGGTGATAACTTTGTAATGGATTATCTCTTAGAAAAAGATATACTAGAATATTTTTATAAAAATAAATAATATTTATAATAAATTTAACACCATGAAAAAAATTATAGATTGGATCTCAGGTCTTTTAAAAGACGAAAAAGGTACCCCATCATCTAAAAGATTTGTTGGTATTTTAGCGGGTGTTTCATTATGCATAACACTTTTTGCAAATCAATTTACTGAAGAACATATTGCACCTGCAGAATCTTTAGTTAATGCTGTTGCCGCTTTAGCATTCGGTGCTTTAGGATTAGCCTCAGTTGATAAGATTTGGGGTAAAAAACAAGAATAATTATGATGTTATCTAAAAATTTATCTTTAGGTGAATTTACTAATTCCCAAACTGCTAAACGTAGAGGTATTGATAATACTCCTAAAGATGAGCATTTAGAAGCAGCTAAGTTATTAGCTGAAAATATATTCCAACCAATTAGAGAACATTTTGGTAAACCTATTTTTATATCTTCAGGATATAGAAGCGCTGCCCTAAATGAAGCAATTGGTGGTTCTAAAACTTCACAACATTCAAAAGGTGAAGCTATCGATATAGATATGGACTATAGAAAGGGTCCACAAAACGAAGAAGTGTTTCATTACATCAGAGAAAATTTACCATTTGATCAATTAATTTGGGAATTTGGTACTGATAAAAGACCTGATTGGGTTCATGTTTCATATAATAGTGATGGTGAACAAAGAGGTCAAATCTTAGTAGCTAAAAGGAATTCTAAGGGAAAGACCTATTACGAAAACTGGTCTAAATAATATGAAAACTAACACTTTATTCCTTACAGCTGCGGCAACTACTACTATGTCATTTATTTGCTCCTACTTCCTCGAGATTTATATGGGGAACGTTGAACAATATCTTGCTCTAATTGCCGTCGTCTTTATTGATGGTTTCTTTGGAATCTCAGCTGGTATTAAAAGAGAAGGATTCCAAACTAGAAAAGCAGTTCGTGTATTAAAAAGAGCTATTGCTTGGGTATTATTTTTAACTGTAATATTAATGGTAGAAAAAGGTTTTACTGGAACAGCTTGGCTTAGTGAAACTATTATTGTACCATTTATAATACTACAACTAATTAGCGCCCTTAAGAACGCATCTATGGCAGGTTTTATCAAAGCAGAAGAATTAAATAAAATCTTAGACCGCATAGATAATCACAAGGGCAACAGAAAATAAACGCCTATGTGGAAAAAAATCCAAGAAAGGATATTTCCTTTTATAATCGCAACCTCTGCCCTGTCAGTTTCTGCTTCGGCCGCTTTCTATTCTGTTAGCGGCCTTAGCAAACTCTTTGCTGGGGCGTCATTAGCAGTTATTATCATGGCTGGCTCACTTGAAGTAGCCAAATTAGTAATTGCTTCTTTACTTTACCAGTATAGAGAAACAATCCCAAAACTTCTTAAGTATTATCTAACTACTGCTGCTGTAGTATTAGTATTAATTACCTCAATGGGTATTTATGGCTTTTTATCAGCTGCTTACCAAGAAACAGCATCTAAAGCAGGAACAATTGATGCTCAAATTGCTTTAGTAGAAGTAAAACGAGATAATATTAAGGAACAACTCGCGGTATACAACGCAGAAAAAGAAAGTATTAATGAGGCCGTGGCTGACTTGAGGTCTGGTTTATCTAACAATACTATCCAGTATAAAGACCGCGAAACAGGTCAAATCATAACTACAACTTCAAGCTCAAATCGTAAAGCATTAGAAAAACAGTTAGATCAAGCTATCGCTCGTCAAACTGAAATTAATTCTAAAGTAGATGCTTTAAATGAGCAGTTATTCGGATATGAAACTGAAATTGTAGAAATTTCCACTAATGATGAGCTAGCAGGAGAATTAGGGCCCCTTAAGTATCTTTCAGGTTTAACAGGTGTTCCTATGGATAAAATTATTAATATCCTTCTTTTAACTATTATCTTTGTATTTGATCCTTTAGCTATTGCTCTTGTAGTAGCTGCTAATTATGCTTTTGAAAGACTACGTCCTAAAACTAAAGAAAATATCTATGGTGAAAAATTTGTAGATGGAGATTTATATGAAGATGGAGAAGAATGGGAAGAAGAAGATGAAGAATGGGATGAAGACCATGCATTAGACCAAGTCCTAAATAATATGGTTGATGATTTACCTAATATTGAAGATAAAGAAGAGGTAGTAACTATTAGTAAAAGTCTTTTAGATAGAATTAACAGACTATTTGAAGTAATTCATGTTCCTGAAATTAAAAAAGAAGAAGACGATTGGAAAATTGAAGACGAAGAAAAAAATTTAAAACCTGAACTTAATGAATTTGACATGAATAAAGATGGTAAATTAAGTGCTGAAGAATTATTTCTTAAAGAACAAATTAAAAAGTTAAAACAAGATAAATCTCTGGGTGAATTTAGAATTAGAAGAACAATAGAACGTTTAAAAAGAGAATTTAAAGAAAAAAACAACCCAGATGATGATTTAACAATTACATATTAAATATTTGGAGGCCCGAAAGGGCCTTCGTATATTCCCAATGTTAAAGAAACGAAAGAAACAAAGGAAAGGTTATGAATAAGGTACAAGAAATCAATCGGTTGATCAATGGATACGCTAACGGCTTCATCACTGATGATGAGCTAGAGTTTATGTTAGATATTTTAGAGGCATAAAAGTTATGGTATTTAAATTTGGTAAATACAAAGGTTACAAGCTTACAGATGTTGAGCGAATGGACCCAGGTTATATTAGATGGGCTAAACAAAATGCTCCTAACCTTATCCCAAAACCTCCAGTACGTTCTAATGAAGCTAAAGAACTAAGAGAAATAGATGATTTGGAAGACACAATCAAGCTTCGTACATTGAGAGCAATATTATTAAGAAACCCAGGAACTCCAGAAGATGCCTTTTAAGTTTATTAGAGAAGATGCTATCAAATTATCTCGTGAGGTTGTAGAAGAACGCCTCTCAGATTATAAACAACTTAATTATAATAAGTTTATGTGGTGGCGTAGTCATACTGATGGTGTCACACCACTTGGCAAACGTGCTCAACTCAAGGATCGTATCATCAATGGTGATTTTGGTCCTTCAACTTATTTTTGGCAAGCACAATTAGCATTACATAATGCCAAAGAGAAAGTCAATCTCAATACTGATGATTATCAAAAGCAGTTAGAAAATCTTGCTGTTGATCTTGCGCGCTACAAGCGTCTTATGGAGGATTATGAAAAAGAAGAATTTGGTCGTTTAGACGCATTATACGACGCTTTTACTTCCCATTTCCAAATGACCCGTAGTGAAGTAGAAGACGAGCTATCTAACTGGAATATGGATTTATTATCTTACTATAATTATTGCTATGAATTTAAACGAACAACCCCGGCTGCTAATCGTAAATCAAGACGTGGCCGTCCCCGCAAAACCTAGACTTGGCTTCCTAGAATGGATGTCATACATTAAAAATGTAAACCAGGGAAATTATTCCGCAATGGACAGAGCTTTAGAACGTTTAACAACTTATGACTATGAAACTAGAAATAGGAAATAATCAAGGACACGTTATTATAGACGATACTACAGGTAGAATTATGTCTGTAATAGTTAAAGATGCTGTAGAAGGTAAATCAGACTTTATTGGAGTTACTAGTTATAGTAATAATCACGATGGTACTCATACTGATATGAGACCTACTCCTTGCTCAAACCATGCTTTTCAACAAGACGAAGATGAAGCAGAAGAAATGAGAATGAGGATTATTATGCAAAACGGAAACACAGGAGAGCATTATGACTTGCTTGATAAAGAATAGTTTCATATATTTATTATAAATCAAAAAGTTACAATGATAAAGGTTAGTCACGAAACTCCGTTATGCCTATTAGGCGATAGTGAAAATTTTAACGATTACGACTATTGTCTTCCTCATTTGCTTGACGAAGAAGAAGGTTATTTAGAATATTTCCGTCAAGCTAAAGCTAAGGGACGATATATTATTATGGATAACTCGCTTCACGAGTTAGGAGAAGCATACGATAGTGCCCGTTTGATGCACTGGATTAACGAATTAGTTCCAAATGAATTTGTTGTTCCTGATGTATGGGAAAATCGTGATGCTTCTGTAGTTAATGCTCGTAAATGGGCTCAAATTATTTTACCTAAAGGCGTTACTAAAGTAGCAGTTGTTCAAGCTCAAACAATCCATGAAGCAGCAACTTGTTACCAAACTTACAGAGATCTAGGATATGAAAAAATCGCATTCTCATATGGGGC